GGCAAGCCGGTACAACCGCCGCGACTCATAGTGTAGGTACAGTGGTCTTTTCAGCTTGGCTTCCCAGTATCAATGTGTGGCCTACCCCAGACAACTCTACCCCCTATATTTTTGTGGCATGGCGCATGCGCCGTATCCAAGATGCCGGAAGCGGTGTAAACATTCAAGACATACCTTTCCGTATGCTTAACGCCATGATAGCGGGCCTTTCTTACTACATGTCTATGAAGATACCGGGAACTGATCCCGTGCGCATAGCGGCCTTAAAAGCTGATTATGAACAGCAATATCAGTTAGCCGCTGACGAGGACAGAGAGAAAGCTCCAATACGGTTTGTGCCCCGTCAGATGTTCTACGCGAGGTAGCCATGGGTTACAAATATGCGTCAGGTAAAAACAGCATTGCGGAATGCGACCGATGCGGGCAGAGGTATAAATTAGTCGAACTTAAAAAGTTGACGATTAAAACCAAACAAGTTAGCATCAAAGTATGTCCAGAGTGTTGGGATCCCGATCATCCACAGTTGCGTTTGGGTATGTACCCTGTGTACGATCCACAGGCTGTGAGAGAACCTAGGCCCGACATTAGCTATTATTCTTCAGGTAACAGTGGCTTACAAATCCAAAACGGTACAAACAATACTGTGGTGGAAGATGGCTATCCAGAAGGCGGTAGCCGAGTTATACAATGGGGATGGTATCCTGTGGGGGGTTCATCTGGGTTTGACAGGGTTTTGACGCCTAACGCTTTGGTGGCTGTAGGCACAGTTAATTCAGTAACAATTACATCTTCATAGGAGTTTAAGATGGCTAAGATGGAACACGATGACGAAAAACAAGACAAAAAGCTGATTAAAAAGGCTTTTGGCATGCACGATAAACAGTTGCATGAGAATAAAAAGACTGACCTTAGCGGACTTAAAAAAGGCGGTAAAGTCAAGAAGATGGCCAAGGGTGGTGTTACAGGTCAAGCCATGCGCGCTGTTGGCCGCAATCTGGCCCGTGCCCATAACCAAAAACCTGGGAGCAAATGATGGCTGATAATAGACCTGCATCTGAATACGCACCTCCTCATACTATGGCGGGCAAGCCCGTCAATGGCCAAGCTGCGGTGCATTATGCAACTGACCCCAATACCATGAAGGCTGATGAGTCTATGCCCGGTGGTATGCCCGCACGTCGCGTAAGCATGGGTAATATCACATTTGAGCCTAAGTCCACAGGTTTAGAAACTCGTGGTAATGGCGCCGCAACTAAAGGCCGTATTGCTAGGGGGCCAATGGCTTAATATGAACTACGAGACGCTTTACAATACCATTCAAGCATACGCTGAAAATACGGAACAGCTATTTCTAGCTAATATTCCTGTCTTTGTACAGCAATGCGAAGAACGTGTTTATAACACGGTAGCGTTTGCGTCTTTACGTAGAAACGTCACAGGTACCCTGACAATGGGTAATCAATATTTGACCCTGCCAAATGATTGGCTGTCAACTTATTCGATTTCTATTTACTCCAGTGATTACACGACCCCATACACGTACCTGTTGAACAAAGATGTTAACTTTATCCGAGAAGCCTACCCCAACCCCACTTCAGCCTTCTATGGAACTCCCAAGTATTACGCTGTCTTTGGCCCTCAATACAATGCTGCCAATGAGTTATCTTGCATTGTTGGGCCTACTCCCGACCAAAGTTACAACGTAGAACTGCATTATTTCTTTTACCCACCATCAATGGTGCAGGGTATTGTCACAGGACTTTTGCCTGCATTCACGCCCGGAACCTTGTACACCCCGGGGCTATATCAAAACGTCCCTCTAACAGGCGGTTCTGGTAACGGGGCTTATGCAGATATTTTGATTAACTCTGGTGGCTTGGTGGGTTCAGTTACTCTGCAAAACGGCGGTAATTTTTATCAGGTCGGGGACGTTTTAAGCGTAGCATCTACAAATGTAGGTGGCACAGGTTCTGGCTTTGCAGTCACTGTTTCTACCATTAACAACTCAACTGGCACTAGCTGGTTGGCAGATAATTTTGACCCTGTGATACTTTATGGCTCTATGCGTGAAGCCATGATTTTCATGAAAGGCGAAGCCGACATGGTCAAGTATTACGAAGACAAGTACCAAGAAGCTCTTGGTCTTGCTAAACGTCTTGGTGATGGATTGGATCGTGGCGATGCTTATAGGGATGGTCAAACCAAACTCAACACAAACCTCAAAGGTAATGTAGTAGCATGAGCATTGTTCAAGGTCAAACCACAGCGTTCAAAGCCAATGTTTTAAGTGGTTTGGAGAACTTCACCTTAACATCTCCATATACATACAAAATTGCTTTATACACGGCGCTTGCCAATCTAAACAACACGACTGCGGCGTACACGCCAGTTGGAGAAGTGGCAACGGGTAATGGATATACGGCGGGGGGCATACCTTTGACCATATCCAATCCGCCCACCCAAGATACTGCCAATAATGTTGCTTGGATTTCGTTCAACAATGCAACTTGGCCTAATTCTTCTATTACGGCTCGCGGGGCTTTAATATACAATTCAAATACAGGGGCATCTGTGTTTGTTTTGAACTTTGGGAGTGACATTACCATGAACAATTTCACAGTTTCATTCCCAACGCCAACTTCAACAACCGCAGTTTTAACAATTTCTTAAGGAGCTATCATGACAAGAGAACTTTCAAACTTTGGAGACCACGCAGTCGCTACGCTCCAAGCAAACGCCAAAGTGCCTGAAGGCATGGGTATCGAGGGCTGGTACGAAGTCGTTTGCCGCGACGCAGATGGTAACGTCAAATGGGAAGAAAAGTTCCCTAACCTAGTGGTAGCTGTTGGTAAGCAGTTGATGCTTGATACGCTCCTTAAAGGAAGCTCTTATACAGTTGTCGGGCCTTACCTTGGTTTGATTTCCAATACGTTCACTGCGTCTGCTTCAGACACAATGGCTTCTCACACATGGACTGAGTTCACAAACTACACCGTGAGTGGATCAGGTAACCGTGGTACAGCCGTGTTTGCTTCTTCTACTTCAACTGGATCAACACCTTCAAACGTGACTTCAAGTACCGCAACAGCGATTACTTACACAATCACAGGCGCAGGTGGCACAGTGTATGGATGTTTCTTGGTAACCGGTACAGGCGCAGTTTCTACATTCAGCTCAACTGCTGGTACTTTGTACTCAGAGGGTTTGTTCGGAACAGCCAAGACAACAACTTCCGGTGACACTGTAAGCGTTACATACAGCACAACAGCTACTTCTTAAGGAGCCCTAAATGACTCTAGCTCTTTACGACAGAGTCCAGCAAACAGGCTCAGCTAATACCACAGTCAGCTTTACCTTAAGTGGGAGTGTGACTGGGTATCAGTCGTTTGCGGTTGTTGGAAATGGAAACACAACTTACTATGCAGCGACAGATGTAAATGGCGATTGGGAAGTCGGTATTGGTACGTATTCAACTACTGGGCCAACGTTAACCCGCACCACCATTCTTTCGTCTAGTGCTTCAGGCAGTGCGGTTACTTTTAGCGGTACGGTTACAGTATTTGTAACTTATCCTTCTGAGTACGCAGTATATCAAGGCGGCCCCCTTGGTACTCCTAGTTCTGGCACATTGACCAATGCGACTGGCTTGCCTGTTTCTACAGGTATCAGCGGTTTAGGTACGGGTGTTGCAACGGCACTTGCGGCTGGGGTTACAGGCTCTGGCAATATTGTTTTAGCCACAAGCCCCACGTTGACTTCTCCTGTTTTAGGCGTTGCCACTGCTACTTCAATGCAAGTTGCTGGCGGTTTCTACTCAACAAGCTCAAGCGGCTTCACTTATACAGGTGGTATTGTGGTGGACTATGTGACCAACAATGGTCGCATTTCCGTCGGTTCTGGTGATGGAATCACGTTCTACAACGGTGGTGTTGGTACTACCTCTTTGGGTAGTGTTTCTTCTTCTGGCACTTGGACGCTACCAACACTCCATTTGACCAATGCGTTGGGTGTTACTTATGGCGGAACTGGTTTAACATCTTTAACAGTTGGTTATGTACCATATGGTAACGGAACTAGTGCATTAAGTAATTCTTCAGCTTTTACTTATGGTTCCACAGGTTTATCACTAACAGGTTATACAGCCAATACAACTACTTCTGTTGGTTGGTTGAACGTTGGTTCTGGTTCATATAGCAATTCATTTAGTGGACAAATTGCATCTTTTTCTGGTGCAGACACTTCTAATCTGAATGTTAGTTTGCAAAATACAAATAACGGTGCTACATCTTATGCCGCTTATTCTGTGGGTGGTAATAGTTATGGAAGCACATACTATATGGAAATGGGGTCTAACTCTGCTTCTTATAGTTACACATCGGCAGGTTATCCAAACAATGCATTTAGTTCGCCTTATGTCAACTTCATTGAATCAGGTGGCGGTGATTTAGCAATTGGTACATGGAGCAGTAATGCTATTCACTTTTTGGTGAATGGTAGTACAAACACCAACGATGCCATGACCATCAATACATCTGGTGCTATTGCTGTTAATGGCTCCTACGGCACAACAAATTATGTTTTAACATCACAAGGCAGTGGATCACCTCCCATTTGGGCGGCTCCTGCGGCATCTGGCCCAACAAAAGCACAAGCAATAGCTTATGCGATGACCCTTGGCTTTTAAGGAAATATCATGGCAAATCCCAATATAGCGGCACTCACGAGTATTTATGGTAACACGGCCTATGTCGTGCCTTCTACTACAGGTGCAACAACATCATGGACTTATAACGGTTCTACATCGCTCACAGGACTGACTCCTGCGACCAACTCCGTGAATAAGATTACTGGCTTGATTGTGTCAAACACAACGGCATCTGCGGTGGCGGCTACAGTGGCGATTGGAAACAACGCTACGTTTGGTAGTGCTACGGTAATCTCTTATCCTGCATATGCGATTTCAGTACCTGCTGGTGCATCATTGATCGTGATTGACAAGACAACTGATTTGTACATCACTGAGAACCAATCGGTAGCTGTTACAAGTGGTACTGCTAGCGCATTGACATTTACTGCAATTTTCGAGACGATCACATAATGAGCGAAAGATATGTTGGTGCATGGGAACAAGCGGGTTTGTTTAATCCGCT